ATCATCAACGGGCGGCGGCTCTACTCGTTCCGGGGTGGGGCGGGCGCCGTGCTCGACTACTACGACGTCGCCGCGAACACGTGGGTATCGGGCGTCACCTACGGCGGCTCGCAAGAGACGTTCACGACCGGGACGTCGCTTGCAGATCTCGGCGGATACCTCTACATCATGAAGGAGGCGACGGGTCGTTTCTTTCGCTTTTCACCGTCCGACAACGAGCTGATTCCCTGGTCAACCCTGCTCTACACGCAAGGCGCGGCGCTGCTCGGCAACCGGATGTTTGGGCTGAGCTACACCGACACGGCGACCCTGCAATGGATCTATGTCATGCGTCACACAGGGACGGAACTGTTCCGGTGCATGGTGATCTAGCGTGCTCGGGTTCGAGGCGATAGCCACACTGCCGCTCAGCACGCTGCCGGCCATCCCGCCGGCGGATGTTGGCGACGAGGATGGGGCCGCGCCTCTGTGGGTGATGTCCGCGTGGGCCGGCGTGGATCTACGCCGGCGCGAAGAGGACGAGATCGTCTTTCTGCGCCGGAAGACATCAAACAAAGCGGGCGTATAATCCGCGTCAGAACCAAATAACCCGGAAGGTTTTTCAGCCCCGGCCAATCTGCATCACAGCGGATTGGCCGGGGCTTTTCGTTTTGGAGGTGTCGACCCGATGGACGACAACCGAGAGTACCGGAGCTATCCGGTAAAGCAGATCGAGATGCGAGCCGCGGCCGGCGCGCCAACACAGATCGTTGGCTACGCGGCCGTGTTCAATCAGCTCTCTGAAGATCTCGGCTACTTCCGCGAGAAGATCGCGCCGGGCGCGTTTGCTGGCTCCATCGCCTCCGAGGATGTGTTCGCCCTGTGGCAGCACCAGACGGATAAGCCGATCGGGCGCAAGAGCAACCGGACGCTCGGGCTGCGCGAAGACACCATCGGGCTTGCGGCCGAGATCACCCCGCCGGACACGAGCTGGGGGCGCGACGCCGTTGTATCGGTTGAGAGCGGCCTTGTGTCGCACTTCAGTTTCGGGTTCCAGACCATCCGCGACGAGTGGGACTACACCAACCGCGACATGCCGGTCCGGACCCTGCTCGAAGTCAAGTTGTTTGAGGTATCCCCGGTCACATTCCCCGCCTATCCGCAGACCTCTGCGGAGGCCCGGGCCAAAGTGGCCGAGATCAGGACGCGCAACGGTGAAGGCGTGGACGCCGGTAACCGTGCTCAGGCTCAAGCGCAGGCGCGCGAGAGTCTCTTGGCCCAGGTGCGCATCGCCGAAATTGAGATTTAACGGAGGAAACACGCCATGAATGCACGAGAACTGATGGCCCAGCGCGCCGCGAAGATCGCGGAGGCGAAGACAATCGCCAGTGCGCCGGCCATGAACGATGAGCAGCGCGCCAAGTTGGACGGTCTGCTGAAGGAAGCCGAGACGATGAAGGGCGACATCGCGCGCCTTTCGGTGGTGGAGACCGAAGACGCCGCGCTCGAACAGTCGAACGGCACGCGCGCCGCGAACACGCACGCGCCCACGGTCCCCAACCTGAACCTGAAGACCAAGCCCGGCGACACCGAAGAGCGAGCGCTGATCCACTACCTGCGCACCGGTGATCTGAGCCGCGAGATTCGCGCCTCGAACGACACCGACATGAACATCGGCACGTCAGCCGATGGTGGCGCAGCGGTTCCAACCGGGCTCTATAACCGGATCGTCGCCAAGCGCAACGAGAAGATGTTGGCCGCCAAGCTGAACCTGATGAAGATTCCCGGCAAGGGCACGACGGTTAACGTCGCGGCCGACAACGGCACGGCCAACGTGTTTGTCGAGACCAGTGAGGCCAGCTCGAGCGATCGGGACGCGCCGGCCATCACGCCCAAGGCGATGGCCCTCAAGCGCTACACGAAGAAGCTTCAGCTCTCCGATGAGCTGCTTGACGATGAGGATGCCGCGATTCTCGCGTTCGTCGAGGATTACGTTGCGCGCGGATGGGCCAACACCCACAACAGCCTACTCGTGACCGAGGCCCTTGCCTCCGGCACGACCTTCGCCCTGGGCGCGGCCGGCGCCGCGACCGACACCGACATCTCCGGCCTGACGTATGCCTTGGCGGATGGATACCAGGACAATCCGACCTGGATCATGCGCCGCGCGACCGAAGGCGCGTACCGGGCGTTGAAGGGCTCGGTCTTCCAGTTCGCGCCCACGCCCGGCGGCAACGCCCGAGAGTTGTGGACCTACCCGGTCTACAACTCCGCCTATGTTCCCGCCATCGGGACGGGCCTCAAGTCGATCATCTTCGGGAACTTCGACTTCATGATGGTTCGCGAAGCCAAGGGCCTGACGGTTCTGCGCGATCCGTACAGCTCGGCGGCGACGGGGCAGATCAACTACCACTACGCCTTCCGGGCGGTCTACAAGCTCGGCATTGCCGAGGCGATCCGCTACGGCACACATCCGTAGTCCAAGGAGAAATCAAACGATGAAACTCAACCGACTCAACACCCTGCTCAGCGGGGTACTGGCCGGCGCGCCGGTCTCGAGCACCTAACCATGAAAGTGCGCATGCTCACGTCGACCCTCGAAGCGGACACCTGGACGCATCGCGAGGCGGGCGAGGTCTATGACCTGCCCGAGGTGATCGCGCGTGACTACCTGCGAGGCGGGATCGCCGTCCTGGTGGCGCCGCCGATAGAGCATGCCGTCATTGCGCCGGCCGAGACCGCCGATCGGCCGGCGCAGCGGGGCCCGAAGCCTCGCAAGTAAGCGTATGCTCACCTACAAGGTCGTCACCGCCCCGGCGTCCGAGCCGATCACAACGGCCGAGGCGAAGCTGCACTGCCGGGTGGACCTCTCGGACGACGACGTGCCGATCGCGGCCTGGATCGTGGCCGCGCGCGAAGAGGTGGAGCGGCTGTCGGGAATGGCTCTGGTGTCGCAGACGCTTGAGATGGTGATGCACTGCTGGCCCGATTGCGACCGGATCAAGCTACCCCGGCCGCCCCTGACGTCGGTGACGTCGGTCAAATACAAGGACTACACCGGGGCAGAGACGACCTGGGACCCGGCCAACTACCTCGTCGGGGTTGACTCCATTCCCGGCGTCCTTGGTCTGGCTTGGAATGCGGTCTGGCCATCGGTCGTGCTGTATCCCGTCGAGCCGATCCGGATCCGCTACGTGGCGGGATTCGCCTCGGCTGCGGACGTCCCGCAGTCGCTGAAGCAAGCGATGCTGCTCCTGATCGGGCACTGGTACGAGAACCGCGAAGCCGGGGGCGACACCGTTGGCGAAAAGGCTGGGGTCGCGTTTGGTGTCGACCGCCTGATCGCCTCCTACCGCGCGGAGGCGCTCGGACGGTGAAAGCCGGGGCGCTTCGCCACCGGGTGGCGATCCTTCAGCGGCCGGACCCGCAGACGCAGAACAGCGTTGGCGAAGTCACGACCACCTGGACGACGCTGGCTACGGTCTGGGCGGCGATTGAGCCCCAAAGCGGGGCGGAAGCGATTGAGCAGGCCGCTGTAGTGGCTCAGGTTACGCACAACGTGCGAATCCGGCGGCGAACGGACGTTACGCCCGACATGAGGCTCTACGAGAGCCCGCGCACGCTCGAAATCCTGGCCGTGCTGGACTCAAACAAGCCAGGCGAGATGAAGCTCGCGTGCCGTGAGGTGGTGAGCTGATGGCTCCCGGCAACCTGGTCTCGGTCAAGGTCGAGGGCGGCGAAGCGCTGCTGAAGGCCCTCCGCGACGCCGACGGCAACGTCAAGAAGTCGCTCCGTGCGGCGTCAAAGGCCGGCGTGGACGTGATCAAGGCGGACGCCGCAGCCCGGGTGCCGCCCAGCCGCTACAAGAAAGTCCTGGTCTCAAAGGCATCCTCGCCGCGCAAGGACATCGTGGAGGCCACGGTCCGGATCTCGAAGCGCGCCTGGCGCATGCGCTTCGTAGAGCAGGGCGTGACCGCCCACGAGATCAAAGGCAGTCCGCTGGCCTTTGAAGGCGACAACGGGATCGTGATCACAGGGGCGGTCCATCACCCAGGCATGCCGGCCCGGCCGTTTCTGCGGCCGGCGTTCGACGCCAAACAGAAAGAAGCCGAGGCCGCGGTGGGCGAATCGCTGCGGCAAGCCGTGGTGGAGGCCAGGATTGCCCAGGCCGCCGCCGACGATGAGGACTGATGCTGGCGGCTGAAGCGCTGGTCTACCTGCTCCAGTCGAACACAAGCGTCGCGACGATGGTCGGGAGCCGGGTGTATCCGCAGCTCGTGCCGCAGACGGCCGAGCGGCCGGCGATCGCCTATCAGCGGATCAGCGCGATCCCGGAGTACTCGCACTCGGGCTTCAGCTCGCTGACCCGGACGCGCTACCAGCTCACCTTGGAGGGCAACACCCACATGGAGGCGCTCAGCCTGGCGCTGGCCGTGCGGCGGGCGCTGGCGGGCAAGACCAACACGGTTGGCGATCTGACCGTGGTCACGATGGTTGAAAACGAGTCGGACGGTTACGGCGATACCGCTCAGGTTCCGGTCGTCCGAATGGATCTGATGATGCAGCATAACGAATCGTAGGAGGCTCATGGGAAAGATGAAGGCGCTCATGCCCACAGAACCCGAGCCCGCGGGGCCGGATGACAGCCAGTGGATTGTCGGGAACTGGCGCGGGGTGGAGCAGCACACCTGCTCGCTCTGCTTGCGCGACACGCTCGGCGGGATCAAGGCCGCGCGCGAGATGAAGGCGCTCTGCCTGCGCTGCGGGCCGCCGCCACCGATCACCAGCACGGCCGACATTCTGGTGGCCAACAAGTGGGGGAACGAGATTCCCCCGAAGGAGTAGCACATGGCACGCACTGCCCTTACCAAGACCACCGCCCCGGGCGGGTATGCCTCTGCCGGCGTGGCCATCACGATGACGGCCGCCGACATCTCCAACCAGAACTCGTTCACCGCTGAAGGGAACGATCTGGTTATCGCGTGGAACAGCGGCGCGTCCACCCGCACGGTCACGATGACCAGCGCGGCCGATCCGTTCGGGCGCCTGGGCACGATCTCGGCCGAGAACATCGCCGCCGGCGCGATCCGGGTGTATGGCCCGTTCCCGCTGCCCGGCTGGGTGCAGACCGACGGCAAGGTCTATCTGGAAGCGAACAACGCCGAGGTTAAGTTCGGCATCATCAAGCTGAGCTAACTCAGCGGAGGTAATCACATGGCATCTTCTGCTACCACTTCTTTTGGCACCCTGCTCAAGCTCGGCGACGGCGGCGGGACCGAAGCGTTCGCCACGATCGCCGAGGTCAAAAACATCAAGGGCCCCAAGCTCAAGATGGACACGATCGAGGTGACCAGCCACAGCTCGACCAGCGCCTTCCGCGAGTTCATCGCGGGGCTCCTCGACGCGGGCGAAGTCACCTTCGACGTCAACTGGCTCCCGGCCAACGCCACCCAGAGCTATTCGGCGGGCGTTTTGAAGGACATGTACAACCGCACGAAGCGCAACTTTCAACTGGTGTTCCCGTCCGCGTCGCCCACCACCTGGACGTTCGCCGCGTTTGTGACGGGCTTTGAGCCGGACGCGGCCGTCGACGGGGCGCTGACCGCCTCAATCACGCTGAAGCTCACCGGCGTGCCGACGCTGGCCTAACGCATATGCCTGAACTCTCACTTCGAGACCGCATCCTATCCGCCGACGACCGCAAGAAAGAGGCGGTGTTCGTGCCGCAGTGGGGCCTCAACGTGTTCGTGCGGACCCTCAGCGGCGCCGAGCGCGACGACTGGGAGGCGTCCATCGTCCAACAGAAGGGCAAGACCACGACCTACGACTTGCGCAACATCCGGGCGAGGCTCGTGTGCAAGTGCATCGTGGACGAGTCGGGCAAACGGGTCTTCAGCGATCACGAGGCCGAGGTGCTGGGCGAGAAGTCGGCGGCGGCGCTCGACCTGCTCTTCACCGTCGCGCAACGGCTGAACGCCCTGACCAACGCGGACGTGGACGAGCTGGGAAAAGCCTCCGGGATCGTCCAGAGCGCCGGTTCTGGTTCCGGCTGAGTCTGGCGCTCGGGTTGAGCGTCGCCGAGGCGCAGGCCAGGATCGACGCGCGGGAGTTCGGGGAATGGATGGCTTACGCGGGGCTGGAGCCGTTTGGCGAAGAGCGGGCCGATCTCCGGGCCGGGATTGTGGCCTCCACGGTGGCCAACGCCGCCCGGGATCCAAAGGTGCAGCGCGATCCGTTTACGCCACAGGAGTTTATGCCGAAGTTTGAGAGCAAAGATTCGACCGAGCAGACGCCTGAGCAGATGCTGGCCATCGTGGAGATGCTCAACGCGGCGTTTGGCGGTCAGGACCTGAGGCCCACCTAATGGCGACACTTGCGACTCTGCTTGTAAAACTGGTCGGCGACATCAGCGGGTTTTCCGAGTCGATGGGCAAGGCCGAAGACGTCGCCTCGAAGGCGGGGGATAGTCTCGCGTCGAAGCTCGGCGGGGGCCTGGCCACCGTCGGGAAGGCGGCGGCTGGCGTCGCTTTGGCCGGTGTCGCCGCGGCTGGCACGGCCATCGTCGGCTCGATCGCGGCGTCAAACGAGTGGGCCGGCAAGCTCGACAGTCTCGGTGACGTGCTGGGCACGACCGCCGACGACTCGGCCGCGCTGATGGTGGCCATCCGGGGCGTGGGCGGGGATACCGACGCCATCACCGGCCAGTTCGCCAAGCTCACGACCGGGATATTTGACGCCAAGGGCGGGCTGTCGACCTCGGGGCAGGCGATGGAGAAGCTCGGGATCGCGTTCCAGGATTCCAACGGGAAACTGCTTCCAACCACCGACCTCATCCAGAACATCGCCAACCGGCTCGCTCTGATGCCCGACGGGCTCGAGAAAACCGACGCGATGATGACCCTCTTCGGCAAGAGCGGCAAGGATATGGGCGACAGCCTCAACGCCCTGGCTAACGGCGGGCTGGAAGCGGCCCGGACGAAGGCGCAGGCGCTGGGCCTCACGATCGGCCAAGACGGGGTAGAAAAGTCGCTGGCCATGGGTCGGGCGATGGAGGACCTGCAGATGGTGGGGCAGGGCCTGGCGGTCTCGCTCGGGAGCCAGCTCCTTCCGGCGATCGTGCCGCTCATTCAGAAATTCGCCGAGTGGGCGATCTCGGTCATGCCGGACGTGCGCCGCATCGTCGAAAAGGTGGGCGAGGTCATCGGGCAACTGGTCGAAGGGATCACTCGCGGGACTGGCCCATTTGGCGAGTTCGGCACGACGGTCAAGCAGATATTTGAGACGATCGGGCGGGTGGCCGGCGAGGTGATCGCCTGGCTGCGTGAGCACTGGCCGGAGATCTCGGCCACCGTCTCGGCGGTCTTCACGGCCATCAAGGGCTTTGTTGAGACGGTGCTCGTGCCGGTCATCGCCTTCGTCATTGAGACCGTCGGCAAGGTGGTCTCATGGGTGCGCGAGAACTGGCCGCTGATCCAATCCACATTTGAGAAGGTATTCAACGCGATCAAGAGCGTGGTTGAGACCGTGGCGCCCGTGCTGGAGCAGGTCATTGGCGGCACGTTCAACTCCATCAAGGCCATTGTCGAGACGGTGATCAATGTCGTGCTCGGGATTATCAAGACCGTGATGCAGGTCATCAATGGTGACTGGGAAGGGGCCTGGGCCTCCGTCAAGCAGGTTGTGGTAGACATTTGGAACGGGATCCAGAACTTCTTCGGCGGGCTGCCGGCGCAAGTGGTCCAGTTCGGGATCAACATCATCAACGGCCTGATCCAGGGGATCCAGAACAGCGCCTCGGGCGTGCTGAACGCTCTCCGGGGCATCGTCGACGGCGCGATCAACACAATCAAAAGCACACTGGGGATTCGTTCGCCGTCGACGGTGTTCGCGGGGATCGGCGGGCAGATGATGGCGGGGCTCGCCAAGGGCATCAGCGACGCCTCGGGACTGCCAGAAGTGCAGCTCAACGCCTCGGCGTCGGGCTGGGCCCGGGCAGCGAATAACGGCAGTGACCGGGCGGTGGCCGCGAGTAACCGCAACTACACGCTCAACGTCAACAACGCCGGCGCGCCGGCCAACGTGCTGGGCGACTTCGCCTTGCTGAGGGCGCTGGGGGGATAACGGATGGCGGCCACATACAAATTCGTCGTGGGCGGGGTGACGAAAGACCTGATCACTGATTACGGCCTATACAGGGTCAAGCAGATCCTCGGTGCCGGCATGCCGCCCGTGGAGCCCGTCATCACTCCCTACGCCCTAACGGACGGCGCGTATTACCAGCGCCGCATCGTCGGGCCGCGCATCATCTCGCTCGTGTGCGTCGCCCAGGGCGCGAGCCTGACGGCCCTCCACACCATCCGCAAGACGATCATCAACGACATCGGATCGGGCGCGGCGTTCGTGTTCAAGTACACCCCCAACAACGGCACGGTGAATGAGTTGTCGATCAACGTGCGCTACGCCGGCGGGCTCGAGCTGGGCGAGCAGCAAGCCTACTCCGAGGAACTGGTCATCCGGCTCCTGGCCACCGATCCGTATTGGTATGCGGCTGACGGCTCGCCGGTGTCGCTGACGATCAGTGAGACGGACACGGCCTGCAGCGCGCATCGGCGAGCATCGCTGGACTGGTCATCGATGACAGCGGCCGGCGCGCCGACGGGCACGGTGCCGGCCAACGGGATCGCGGTCTCGGCCGATGGCACGACGATCTACGTCTGCCAGGGCGCAAAGCTCTACCGCTGGGTGGCGGGCGTCTGGACAAGCTGGACGGCCACTGGCGGCAGCGCGCTGGTGTATTGCGTTGCACCGGCGCAAAGCGGCGCGGGCTGCTATGTGGGCGGCGATTTCACGGCCATCAACGGCGTCGCAGCGCTGAATGTCGCCTCGTTTGATGGAACGTCCACGTTCGCGGCGATGGGTGCGGGCAGCGGCGTCGGACCCGTTACCGCCATCATTGCGTCGCCGGACGGGTATGTCACCCTCGGCGGGAACGCGGGCAACCGCGTGGAGTCGGCGTTTATTGGCAGCTGGGCATGGAGCAGCTTGCACAGCTATGCGGGGGCCGGGACGATCAGCGCTCTTGCTGCCGCAGATGAGATCATCTCGACTATTTCGACGATCTGGATCGCCACTACTGGCTACGTGCTACAGCGCGGGCGGTATGGGCTCGGCAGCGCCGCACCGGCCATCGCCCCATCCGCCGGCGTCATCAACGCGATCGCCATCGACGCGGCCGGCATCGTGTGGGTGGGCGGCAACTACACCCTGTCCGGCGTCACCACATATCTCGCCGGCTGGAACGGAACGGCCTGGGTAACGCCGACGGGGATCGCGGCCGAGGTCAAGTCGCTGAGCATCGACTCAAGCAACGTATTGCGCGCGGGCCTGGCCACGGCCCCGGGCGTTTGGCGCAAGATCGACGGCAACGTCATGATTCCCGACTACGGTTTTCGGGCCGTGGCGACCGTCACCGCGATCGGCTCGGCCTCCGGCGCGGATGTGCAGGTGGTGGGCCAGAACACGGCCAGCGCCTCGACCTGGATGTATGTCGGCACGCTGACCAATTCAGGCAGCGTGCCCGAAGACCTCACGATCATCCTGACGGTGGCGTCAGGCTCCACCGCTCCGACGCTCTACACGATCGCCAACTTGACGACGGGCGTATTCGTGCAGTTCAACAGCACGCTTGTGGGCGCCGAGACGATCACGATCAACACGGCCACCAACACGATCACCTCGTCAACGCGGGGAAGTCTCAAGAGCGAGATCCGCAACGGCGTCGGGGTCAGCTCGCTGAAACTCGCGGCCGGCGCAAACAGTTTCGGCGTTCTGGTGTATGACCCGTCATCGAAAGTGACGGCTACCCGGACGCTGCTCGGGTTCAAGTATTACAGCGCGGACGGGCTCTCATGAGTGACGTTACCTACGCCCTGAAGTTCTATAACAGCGCGGGGACGCTGCTCGAGACGTATGTCGACCTGTTTGATCTGGGCGTGGCCCGGTCTGGCAACGAGCCGCCGGCGCTCTCGGTCCGCTTGCCCTCGGGCGTGATCTCAGCCGCAAACCTCGTGCCCGATGCCCG